ATCGCACTGTTCGCAGCCTCAACTCGAAACACACGCTTCACAACGCCCTCAACCTCAACATTGTAGGTTTTCTTCTTTTTCGGGTCCAAGCCAATCACAGTTTCAAAGCCATCATCCTCAATCATAATCAACTCCCAGTTTTTCCATCCAATTCTGCAACGTCTGGTAATTCTTCAATCCCAACAACTTCGCAGCCTCAGTCACGTTCTTTGATCGGGTCATAGCCCTCTCAATGTAATTACGCTTCACATTGTCAATCGCGCCCTGCACATCAAAGTCGTCCGGATCAATTGCATCGTGCTCGTCAGAAATGTTCGGGTTAGCATTGCGCCAATCATCATTAACGCGAATGTTGTGCTGCAACTCATCAATTACACCCATCAAATCGCTCTCCGTTCGAATGCCGTTCAAGCGATCAACCATGTAATGCATACACACTGTATCTTCGACGCTCATTAGAACACATCCCTCTGTAACCGCTTCATTCTTTTCGTGCGGAAAAACCCAACATAATCGGGGTGCCGAACCATGAACAATCGGGAAAACAACGCAATGTAATCGTTCTTGATCTTGTAATCATTGCCACGCGTCACAATCATCGTTTCCCAACGCACACGGTTCGCAATCAGCCAACCACTCAAGCGGTCATGGCCTTTATCAATCGCATCGAAAGTAAAGCCTTCAAAATATTCAAAGAACTTCGGGTTTTCTGTGTGCCACTTGACCCACTCACGCCCCAACGCGCTCTCACTCATCACTTCGTAAAACTCTGCCTCGGTGCAGGTTAATTCAATCGTATTACTCATTTGCGCACTCCTCGCACTTCTCGGCATCGTGTCCCATTCCAAGGGTCACAATCTCACCGCAATCACATAGTCGGGGCATTTCACCATCACCAGAACAACTCTCGCAAACCTCGCGAACCTCTTCCAGATAACCAACGTCACGCCCAAAGTCTTGGCGTTTGGGCACATCGTAAACAATGTACCCATCACCAAAGCAATCGGGGCAAGGTGACATAATCGGTGTCTCCATGTCCTCAATCACTTTATCGCTCATGCGCCCCATCTTACCAACTCGCCTGATAAATTACGCTGTTCCATGAATTGCTCTCAACCCACTTCGCAGCCTTGTCGAATGTCTCGGCATGCTTTTCGCCCTCGGCGCGGTCTGCATCCCAGAACTCGGGATTGCCAAAGAAAAACCCCGCGCAATCATCATTGTCGGGCAAATTATCATCGCGCAAAGCAGCCGCAATACGGCGCAAATCGTCTGCGCTCAAATGAATCTCCTGACAATTATCCTCTCCATCTGCAAAAACCCGAACAATAAAATGATGCAACGGTGCGAACTTGCGCCAGTAGCCAAGGTCAAGGTTGTAAGATGTAACCTCAAACCCATCAATGACAGGACGCTTAACCTCTAACGCCATGCCATGCTCGTCAATCTGTGACGTATCCCAATTGCTGATGAATTTGTCACCGCGTAAATACATATCTAAGCCCATGATAATCTCCTCTATTTGCTAGACATATCCCATATTATCCCAAGTCTTATCGGGTGTCAATAAAAAAAATTATGCTCGGGAATAAAAAAACCCCCAACCACATCGGGTCGGGGGCTGTCTAGTTATTGAGGCAGCTTAGGAACAATGAGCGGACCCTAAGCCTGATACCTAACTAGCATGGGAATTTGTGGGATGCAAGAAAAAAACCTCGGATATTTATGGGCCTAGACAAAAAAACCCCCGCTCGTTCTCAGGCGGGGGTCGTTAATTTGTTCGGGTTATGTCGGGGTCTATCACCACCATCCGACAACAATCCCCATAATACCAAGGCCAACTAACGCAACAAAGCAAATTGCAATCGCTACATCCTGCCAGTCAATCCGCGCAAGGTCGCGCTCCATCTCCTCAAGCAACTCTGCCAAGCTCCGTAAAATCATGCCGCTAACTCCTTAATATGTTCGGCTAATGCCTCTAGGTCGTCCCAGTCTTTGTATTTCTCCGCCGCAGCAGTAACGCTATCACGGCACAAATACTTGAACAGGTTTCGCGCCATCTGTGTTTCGGGCCGCTTTTGCGCTCTTCGGTACAACGCAACCGCAACAGCGTCAGCACCCCACCATTCAAAGCAGGAATCAAAACTGCGGTTCGTTTCTCTCCCCGCGCTAATATATGACGCCGCCTTGTCAGCGTGTGCTTTCACTGGTCGAAACATGTCGTACCTCATGCCGCTAACTCCGAATCGCGCAACGCAACGAGCAAATGCCAATCGTCAAGGCCAAAGTCTTTGTAACCCTCTTCGATCATTTTATAATAGCCACTCGACGGCATGCCTAGCGCACCCTTCGGGCCGTTCATGTCGTAAATCATCCACTCGCCGTTGATCTTGCGACGATCATACAAGGTCGGATAACCCTCTAACCTGTCCAACGCTCTCAAGCAATCGTGCGTAATCTCCCACAAAACCACAGGCAAGATGTTGTCGTGATCCTGTCGGAAGTCAGCAACTCCGCGAAAGATTAAACGATGATCAGGTAAGTAAAAGCCGCCCATCGGCTTCGCCTTCGGGCATCGCGCAGCCATAGCCTCGCGGTTCATGTTCATTCCGTATGCTAGATAATACATGTCTTTCTCCTTTGCTAGAAAATGGGGGCTGTGCGCCCCCACTGTTATTTTGTGCGCCAAACTCTAACGCGCTTCGGCGTCTTTGAAATCGTTCGGCTTGTGTAGCCGATACCGATAGTATTGGCGATTTGGTGGACTTGTTGACGGTGCTTGTCCTCAATGACAATGCTGTCACCAACTTCCATTTGTTCCATGGTCAGACGTAACTCACCTTTAAAGCGTCCGCGTCCTTCCTTGGCAGGGATCGGAATCCCCTTCTCAATTTTATGGGTGATGGTATCACTCCTTGTTGAAGTTTCTTCGCTAATAAGTTTTAGCATCATCATCTCCTATTGTTCGGGTTGCGGAACGCAGCCATTAGGCCGCGTTCTCCTTTAAGTATTCGCGCACATCGTCCTCAATCAGATCAAGCGCATCTGTGATTAGGTGGTCGGTCAACTCGTTGCGCATCGTCATATCAAGAGTGTCAACGATAACCTTTTGAGCGTAACCGTGTGAGCACTGCGCATCGTGCGCTGTGTACTGCACAAACTGGTTAATGACCCATGGGCGAATCTTAACCTCTAGCTTCGCGCCTACGCCATAACGCTGCAATGACTGGCGCAGATACGCAATATTATCTTGATAGTGCTCATAACCTAAATAAGAACCGTCCAACCAACAACGAAAGAATCGACGTGTTGCGTGGTTGCTATCTAATAGGTCGCCTTCTAGGTCGCGGATAATGCGGGTTTTTGCTGTTGGGGTGTCCATGGCGTGTGCCTCCTTTTTTACTAGACATTCCCATATGTATGGTAATAAATCCCATACGTCAAGCATAAAATATAAAAAAATTTATCAAAAATAACCCCATTGATTTTAAACGATTTTTTACGTCAACTTTTTTCACGTCAAAAGTTGACGCGGTTGACGTTGACGTAGAATATTCAATGAAATCAACGGTTTAACCCATTTGCGTCAACTGCGTCAACTTTGGATTTTGACGTAAAAAACGCAATGAAATCAATGACTTATTTTACGTCAACTGCGTCACCCCCTATATAGGGGGGGATAAAACCCAATCCCCCCCGACGTAGAATAGCCGAGCCGTCAACCCGTCGCACTTTGGGAACCCGTGGGAACTTTTGGGCTTGCGTCAGCAGGGCGCTGGGGGTAATCTTGTAACACGAGAAATTATTCGGGTAGCAGCACAAATGCCAAAAGTCGGTGAGCAACCAGCAAAAGGGGAAAAGCGCCTAACTCCCCCGCAGCAGAAGTTTCTTGATAACTACATTCACAAAGACATGACACAAACCGCAGCAGCCAGAGCAGCGGGATATAAAAACCCGAACGTGTCAGCCGTGCAGCTTCTTAATCATCCACGCGTAAAAGAACGCATGGAAGAAATGCGCCAAGAACTCGAAAGCAAGTATGGCGTAACAATCACAAAATCTGTTCGGGATATGCAACGCCTTCGCGACGAGGCATGGGAAGCAGGCAACTTCGGTGCAGCCATAAAGGCCGAGGAATTGCGCCTAAAGGTGACTGGACTCATGGTAGCCAGAAGCCACGTCACACACGAGCATGTGGACAATATGAGCCGTGAGCAGATCGTTGAACAACTGCAAGAATTTATGGAACGTGCTAAAAATCGCATGATTGACGTAACGCCTTCAGAAAATCCCATAGAATCCGAACAAATCCCTATAACTGATTGTAGCGAGCAGCCCGAGTAATCGGGGAAACACACCGTGCGGGTCGGGAGGCGGGGACTTTCCGCCCCCTAATCGGGGTCATCGGGTCGGGTTGGTCGGGGCATCGGGTTTCGGGCTTCCCGGATCGGGATAACCCGAGAAATTGTTCGGGTTATGCTCCCCGGATACTATCACAAGCGCCGGGGAACAACAACCGGGGCGCTGGAGTGCACCCCGCCCGGCGCTCCAGCTCTCCCGGTTAGCGTATTCCGAACAATTGTTCGGCTTGCCGCGCCCGGTAGCGCCAGCCGGGAGCTGCCCGGTTGCGCATAATTTTTTTTATTTTTTGTGTTGACATTATATACGGCATGGGATAATGTGGGATTGTCTAGTAAATGAGGAGAAAGACAATGACCTATTATATTATGTTCGAAACAGACAGCGGAATGGAAATGATCACGATGACAGCTAAGAATCGTCGCGCTGCAATCGAGGAGCTGAAGCGCCAATATCCTAATGACATTGGAGCAGACGGCGTAATTGAAAACGATAATGGGCATGAGTTCCCCCTTAATTGGTAAGGAGAGAAAGACAATGGAAACGATCACACTGGAGTTGCCCGATCACTGGGCAACCGCACTTTTCTACGACGACACGAGCGGGTTCGAGTATGAAGATGAAATGCAGTTCCAAGAGTTTTGCCAGTGGGCACTGAAAAATTACGGCACTTCGGAACCCGTGGACATGGAAGAAGAGCCACACTTCAGTAAATATCACGATGCAAAACAATTTGGCGTCTTAGCCTGCAACGTTCATCGCTACACTTTCATCGTGAATAACGGCAACCCGACGACGAGCGCAATGGTCACACTAGCGCACACAATGGAATAAACAATCGGGCTTGACCCTTCGGGGTCGGGCCTATCGGGATCGGGATCGGGATCGGGATCGGGGTGTATCATATGATATGCCCCTTTTTATATGTATACACACATATATACACACATACATGCATACATGTGTTCATATTCTTTGAAAAAAACGCTCATTGATCCGCGCCAAACCACCAGCAGAAACACCAGCCAAAACCATAACCCGAACAATTGTTCCAGATAATCCCAAAAAATCCCTTGTTTTATGGGATAATATCAGTTAAAAGAGGTTATGGCAGGGCAATACCGCACTGCCAATCTAGAAAAAAGCGAGTAAAAACAATGACTTACATTCAAGACAAGGCCCACAAGATCAGCGCAGGGAAATATCTTTACGCGAACTGGACAATTGAATTTATGCCAGAGGAAAAAATTTGGTTGATGTTTCCACCAAACACCCAAGGCGCGACAGATGCAGCGCAAACTTTGCGCGATGCAAAAGCATTAATAGATCAGTTTTAATAGGGGCCGAGACAATGACTTACACATTTGGTATCGAAATAGAAACAACAGGCGTATCAATATCACGCGTCGAAAATGCATTGGACCGCGCAGGCGTTCGTGGCTGCAAGGTGGTTCCAGACGGTACGCCAACAGTTGACGCTGAAATAGTATTGCCGCCACTTGGCGATTGCCAAGTTGCGTTTGAATACATCGAAAAAGTTTGCGATGTGTTGGCGCGTGTTGGATGTGACATTAACCGCGCATGTGGTTTGCATGTTCACATTGGCAATGCGCCATTGTCAGACGATACAACACCCGCCGCATTCACAGGCGATAGCATTCAACACATGGCGCGGACTGGCTCATACTATTCAAACCATGGCGAAGCGTTTGACGCGGTTATCGTTAAAGACATCATGCAGCGTTATGAACGCCAACAGACAACGCTTAACACAATGTTTGCATCATCACGCACAGACAATCGCATGTGCCAGAGATTGAATGCATCGCAGCTTGAACAAGCTGACACAATTAGCGAATTGAACCACGGCAAATTCTACGCGATCAATCTTGAAACATGGTCACGCGGTACAATCGAATTTCGCCAACACGGTGGCACAATTGACGCGATCAAGATTTGGAATTGGGTGCAGTTCCTAATCAACTTAGTTGACCATACCGTTCAAAACCGCGTCGAAACTGGAACACGCACAATTGTTCAAGATACGCCTGTTGATCCATTCCGCCGCAATTCGCGTGTTGGCGTCCAATACACCATGATGCGCAATGGCAATGGTGGCGTGACAACACGCGAAATCATGGACGCCACAGGATGCAGCGAACAGCGCGTCCGCGCGTCTGTTTCAGACATTCGCGCCCGTGTTGGTGATGGTGCTGTCATCACCCACACACAACAGGCAAACGGTGGGTCATATGGCGATGGCACAGACCTTACACGATATGAGGTTTTAACATCATTCCAAACCACAGATGGCGGCGTGACATTGCGCGATGATGACACCATAGGAATACCGTCGATATGGGCAGGAACATCAGATGACTTGTTCGAATGGTGGCAGGATCGTATCGAGGCATTGGCGCGATAAGCGCCAACACCACCACAGACCCCGCAAAAAGCCCCGCCTAGTGCGGGGTTTTTCTTTTTCCAAGGTACCCTAGCCGAACCCGAACAATTGTCTAAAATCGGAGGATATGGGGGCTATGACCCCCCCGCAGTTTTCGCGCGGGTCAGGGCAGCACATACACTGTGTTTCCCACCAACATTCAGCACGAAAAACCTTTTGAAGCTGTGGGACTCCTATGGTGGGTCAAAAAATTTTTCACAAAAATTCCATTGACCAGTCCCATAAACTTCCATATCACTTGGGCAGGTAGTTAAAAGGAGAAGGCTATGCATAGATGGGCGCGTGTTAGTTATGTTGCTACGGGTGAGGCTTTTTGGATAAATGAGAGTAACGTTGCTTTTATAGCTGATAAAGATAGTGGTTCTATGGTTGGATTTTCTACTTCTGAGGATGATGTTATTAATGTTCATGAGAGCTGTGATGAAATTTTCACGGAATGGGACAATTGGCAGGCAATTCAGGAAGGTTCTGATTGATGCCGAAGTATAGGTTAGCGTATGGAACGAGCGATGAGTTTTATGCTCAGACGGCTGGAGAGGTTGTTCCGATATTGCAGGATCGTCATATGTTGGGCGGGAGTGATGGTGAGTGGGCGTTTTGTCGTCGATTGGCGATAGAGATGTGTGAGTGGAATGGTGGGAATTACTATTATCATAGCCGCGATGCGTTGGCTGAGAGCATGATTGAGAATGGGTTGCTTGAGGTGATTGATTAAATTATTGGAAATTGTTAGGATTGCGGCAACTGTTAGCGGAGATTTTAGATGAATGTACGCATGATGCCGCCCCAAGGCCCAATGGGACAACCACAGCCGATGGGTGGAGCACCTGCCCCGATGCCGCCGCAGGGTGGACCGATGATGCCCCCTGCACCGACGACTCCGCAGAGTCAGCAGGGTAAGGGATTGGGGAGTACGTTTGGCGGGAGTGTTCAGGGTCGTCAGGGATTTAAGCAGTTTATGACTGCGAAGAAGCAGACGAGTGCGATGGTTCCG